GTCGAAGAAGAAGAACATGCGGCCCTCCTCGTCGTGGAAGAACGAGGACGACGGCACCGTCTGGCTGTCGCCGAACCTTCCCCATGACAGGGTGATTGCGATGTCTGCCGTCTCTCGGTCGAAGCCGTCGCGCGTGATTTTAATTTGGTACTTGGCGATGTCGCCGGTTGCGATGATGTCCATTTTCTTTTGTCGTTATTTCGTTGTTTCGTTCTGGCGTTGTAACGTTATTTTGTTGCCGTTATAATCCAATAAACCCGTGACAATGCGTCACGGGTTTACCCTTTGTTTCCTGGCGGCCTCGCGGTTCAGGCGGGCCAGCTCCTCCATCGTCTCGCGCACCTCGTCGTCGGTGGGGATGTCGTCCTCGTCGTCGGTTTCGTCCCAGGGGAACTTGATGAGCTGCGACGGGGAGTCGATGCCCTCCTTGCGGAGGTCGGCGAAGATGTTCATGAGGGAGAATACTGCCCAGCGTGTCATGTCGCACTGGGTGCGGTTGCGCTTGCGGTAGCCGCGCGAGATGGCGACGATTTGCCACCACTTCAATTTATAGAGGAAGGCGTTCATGTCGTAGCCTATCTCGCCCACGAAGAACGAGAAGAGTTCATGCGCCGACGTCAGTTTTTTTTTGCGTCGCCGGTTTCCTCCGCCTTCTCCTCCATCACGGCTGGAACGGCTATCCATTCGTTCATGGCGGCGAACACGCAGTCGCGCAGGGCCGTGATGTCGCTTGCCTTCGCCTTTGTGTAGAGGTCGTCGATGGTGATCTTCGTGTCGGGGTTGTTCACCACGACGGCAGCGTAGAGCAGCGCGACCATGTTCTTGGTCTTGCGGATGCTATCTATGTCGAATATCTCGCCCGTGATTTCCTCGTAACCTATCTCCACCGCCATGTTGAAGGCGATGGAGATGGTTTCATCGAATAAGTGTATCGTGTTCATGGCAGTATGTTAGATGTTCTCGCCCTCGCTGCTGTAGTTGGCAGGCGGCGTCGTTGAAAGCACGCCATAACCCTGCAACTGCACGTCATACGACGCGTTCTCGCGGTTGTTGGCATTCAGCGTGAAGTCGTTGATGATGGCCTTGCCGTAGTAGTGCAAAGGCGGTATTTCCGTGTTCTCCGCGCGGTTCTTCTCGCCGGTGGTGGCGAAGAACTCCACGTCGAACACCGCGTCAGAGGTGGCTACGTTAGCCAGGATGTCGGCACCAGATGCGCCCGTCAAGTCAGAGCCCATCTCGTCGACGGTGAAGAGTGCCGACGTGCTTGCGTCCCAGCTCTTTCCGGTGATTTCCTGTGCTGCCCAGTCGCCGGTGTCGTCCTTTGTCGATGCGTCCTCCGTCTGCTTCGCTATGTGGATGGTTGCCGTCCGCGCGAAGGCGAAGAACTTGCCGTTGAATTTCAGTCTGAGGTTTTGTCCCTTGAATTTCATGCGTTATTACGTTATTACGTTATGTCGTTACATGTTGTCACGTTGTAGCTCAGTGTCTGGTAGAAACACGGCTTCAGCTCGTCGTACATCACCGCGCCGGCGGAGAACTGCCAGTCCTCGATGCCGTAGCTGTCGCCCTTGTCGAGCATGTATTCTTTGTTGCGGTCGCGCACCGCCTGCGTCAGCCTTGCCAGCTGCTCGCGGTCGTTTGCCACGCAAAGGATGGAGACGTTCACGCTGTCGTATGGGGACTCCGCCTCGTCATCCTTGGTCGTCTCGTCGTTGGTGAGCGAGTCGAAGGTGATGATGACGTAGGGCACGCGGTCTTGTTTCTCCTCGATGGTCGGGCGTGCGGTGTTGAATATCCGCCCGCCGGTGGCCTTCGTTACGGAGGCATCGGTGCGCAGTGCGTCCCAGAAGAACTTGTCCGTGTTTAGCATACCTTTCTGATTGAGAGTGGAAAAAGCACGGGATGGCGGGCTGTCAACTCCGTCAACCCCGTGCCGGAACTATGTTAAACCCACAAAAAATTACACGTCGCTTGCGGAGCCTGCACCTGTCATGGAGTAAACCACGAATGCGTCGGCGGCTGCCTTCAGCACGGTCATTGAGAAGTCGGCGTTGATAGTGGTGTACACCTCGTCCGTGTTGGACGCAACGGCCGATGTAGCGTCGATGCTCAGGCGGATGTTGCCATGTTGCATGGTTGGCACGTACTTGAAGTTACCCAAGCCGATGTTGTGGCCAGACAATGCGCCCTTCTCCGTCGAGCGGTTGATGGCGTTGTTGGGAACGACAGGAATACCGAGCAAGCGGTTGTCGTTGCCGATGAGCATGATGCCGGAGCCAGCGTCGAAAGGAGTAACCTTGAGCTTCCAGAAGTCGGATGCGCCCATCACGAACACGAGGTTGTCGGTATCAAGGTTTCTGTTCGCGAGCTTTCCGATCATGGCAGCGGCGGTCTCCTTGGTGAAGGTGGTGTACGTGCCGACCTGCTTACCGGGCTGATAGCCGTCCTGTCCGTAGGTTCCGCTTTCAGCAGTCTGGGCGAAAGGACCGAAGAACGTCTCAGTTGCCTTGGTCGTGGAAGCCAACGCAAAGTTGATCTTCTTGCGGATGGAGTCAGCCACAACGCGCACGATGTAGCTCTGAAGGTCGAAGGTACTGTTCTCAAGTGCCTGGTTCGAGATGCGAACGCGCACGGTGAGACGCTGCTGGATGGGCACCTGCTTGTCAAGGTCGATGACGCGCTCGGTGGTAGCCGCAAGCTCGTTGGCAAATACCGCCTCCACGCCGCCGGCGAATGCCCACTGAATCTTGTTGCCCTGCACGCCCGTTGTCATGGGAACGCCTGCGGTGGCAAGGATGTCGCCGTCGGGACGGTCGGTTGGAATCAGGTCAACCACGGTGATGCCCTGAACGTAGCCGTCAGTGCCGCCGAAGCCGCCTGTCTGTGCGCCATAGCTGATGCTCTCGCGGTTCATCGGGATAACGAACTTGCTTCCGGGCTTTGCCTCACGGAAGAACTCGCGGAGCTCTGTGTTCACGTCCTTCTTGGGAGCGATGGCCACGGCTGCCGCCTGCTTCTCCTGGATGGCAAGGGAAATCTCGCGCTTGTTGGTTTCGTACTCATGAAGAAGCTGGGTTTGGTTGCCTTTTTCTTCATCGTTAAGTTCACGCTTCAGCAATACATCCTCGATGCTTGCCAGTGAGTCGTTGATTTCGCGTTGGCGGGTCATCAACTGCTCAAGTGTCTTTTTCTGTTTTTGCATATCTCTAAACGGTTTAAAGAATTTAATACGTTGTCAGTTCAATATCACGCTCACGTGCGAGACGGCGTGCCTTCGCTATCTCACGCTGGCGCATCAAGAGTTTCTCTCGCTCCTCCATCTCGCGCAGCCTTTCCTCCTCGGCCTTCTTTGCGGCCTCGGCCTCCTCAGCCTCGCGCTTGGCGGTTGGCGTCTCGTTCCACATCTCGCGGGCGTTGACGGTGGTCTGCGTGTAGGCAGGGTCCATGCCGATGGTCAATGCCGTGATTGCGCGGAACTTCTTGTGGGTGATGCGCACCTCCTTGT